CCACGCTCTAAAAAAGACTTACTGAGCAAAGGTGCAGAAACTTACATACGTGAGAAAGTCTACGAAAGGTTAAGCGGTCAGCCGAAACAAAGCATAGATAACTATGCAACTGCATGGGGACACGAAAATGAGCCAATAGCTAAACGTTATTACACTGCAAGGACTGGTAATGAGGTAATAGAAGCAAAGATGCTTATAAGCGAAAATATTGAAGGATTAACAGGCAGTCCTGATGGCTTAGTAGGTGAGGAAGGAATGATTGAAATTAAATGCCCATTTGTAGGTAGTAATCATTTAAACTTTTTCTTTAATGAAGAAACTTTTGAAACTGAAAACAATGATTACTACTACCAAATGCAATGCTATTTACTTTTATCGGGCCGCAAATGGTGTGACTTTATTTCCTTCGATGCTCGTTTAATTCTTAACTCCGATGCTGGTTTATACATTAGAAGATGGGAAGCTAACGAAGAGGTACAGGAACGAATGATTGAGAAAGTAACTATTGCGAGAAACTTATTTAACGATTATTTAAACGTATTTAAAAAATAAAATTATGCTTAAAATAATAAATTGGAATTTAGTTGAAAGTGATGAACTTAATGAAATAACTAAAAAGTGTTTAAACTTTAATGCAATATGTGAAGAATGCCATTGTAACATACAATTATTTCATTCAAAAATTATAAGTTATGGAATAGAAGAAAAATGGTTTAATTCTGATTTTCAAATAAAAAGATTTGTTTGGGATATTATAGATATGCCTTTTGAATATGAAAACATGACTGATGAACAAATGAAATTTTTAAGGGCAATACATAAAAGATATTTTACAATTCCATTAATGTATAAAATCAAAGATTATTTAAAAGAACAAAAACAAGTTAAATATAATTAATGCGTTCAATAAAAAATAAAAAGTGCAAGGAGTGTGGTGGAAACTTCACTCCTTTTAAAACCACTCAAGTAGTATGCGGTGCTAAATGTGCAGCAAAGTTAGCTGAAGCGAAAGTATGGAAAGAGAAAAAGAAAGTAATGATTGAGAATACTCGGACCCGAACTGAATGGTTAGCTTTACTTCAAATAGTCTTTAACAAGTATATTCGTTTAAGGGATGCCAATAAACCTTGTATTTCATGTGATAGGCCATTAACAAGTAAATTCGATGCTGGACATTTCTTTTCAGTAGGTCGTTATCCTAACTTAAGATTTTGTGAAGATAACGTACATGGGCAATGCGTTCATTGTAACCAACATCTGCATGGGAATCACTTAGAATATAACGAAAGAATACAGCACAGAATAAGCTCATTTAATTATGTTGTGTTGATGAATAAAAGGAATGATGACCTTAAACTAACCTTAGATGAAATAAAAGAATTAATCAAAGTTTATAAACTAAAAATCAAAGAACATGGAAAAACAATTAACGACTGATGAAGCAAAACTTGAATTTGAAAGCCATTTATTAATTGGTTTATTCAAGGCAACAATTGAGCAAAGCACTCACTTAACAGGAAAGTATAAACAAAAGATGCTGGCTGACTTTAATTTATGGCAAAGAATCGGTTTTAAACTTTTAGAACAACTTGAAAAAAGGAATATAACAGATGTGGAATATTTAGATAAGATAGGAGATGTTTATCACGCTATGAACTCAAACATGAGAGAAGAATTTTACAAAGGATTGGAATAATTAAAAAACTTTTTGTATATTTGCAGCATCGGAGTAACTAACCGATTTCAAAAATAGCTTAACAAAAAAAACATTAGACCTCTAATGGTTCGGTGTAAGGAGTTAAGCCCTTACTTGATTAGTAATCAAAACCGAATCATTAGGGGTTTTTTAATTTAAAAAAAATGAAGACAAAATTAATTATTACAAACTTAAAAGATTTTTTTAAACATGGTTTTAATAAACCTTTTAAAATTTTAGAGCAAATTGAAAATCAAGTTCACAGAATTACTGAATCTGGCAATATTCATTTTGGAGACAAAACAAAAATATTACTTGCAAATTATAGTGAGGAAGGTTATGCAATATTTGATTTAGAATCCTATGAATTTAAAAACGATTGCCATATTTTTTATTATTCATTTAATTCAATAGCATCGTGAATAAAGAAACATTTTATTTTTCTCATGACTATAATAGTAGGAATGATGTTAAGATAAAAAAACTTTTATCAAAACATGGTTTGTTAGGTTATGGAATATTTTGGGCAATTATAGAGGAACTATATAATAATACGAACGTATTACCAATGGATTACGATACTATTTCGTATGATTTACGAATTGATAAAAGCGTATTAATATCTGTTATAAATGATTATGATTTATTTGTATTCGATGGTGATACATTTGGTAGCTTATCTGTTGAACGAAGATTAAAGGAAAGAGATGAAAGAAGCCATAAAGCAAGGCAATCAGTACTTAAACGCTGGAATAAAGCAAAAGAAGATACGAACGTATTACAAACGAATAACGAACCTAATACTATAAAGGAAATAAAAGGAAAGGAAATAAAAGGAAAGGAAATAAAAGGAAAGGATATACCTGACTTCAATTCTTTTTTATCTTATGCAATAAAACAAAAACCAAACGTTGATACTGAAGCTGTAAAGTTTAAATTTGAATCATGGATTGAAAATAATTGGAAAGATGGTTATGGTGTTGAAATAATAAATTGGAAAAATAAATTATTAAATACATTGCCACATATTAAAGAAAAAAATTACATTAAAAAATTTAAATGTGAAGATATAAATGTAAACGGATTCTTTTATCCTTATTTAACTCAAGCTGAATTTGATGAAAAAATTAAAACAAATAAATACTTGCGTAAATTATGACTTATTCAGATTATAATATAATTATTCCAAATGGAAAATATACAGGGCAAGTTTACACTATCTGTCCGAAGTGTTCACATGAGCGCAAAAAGAAAACTGATAAATGTTTAGGTGTTAATTTAGATAAACAACTATGGCACTGCAACCATTGTAATTGGAAAGGATGGCTTCCTAAACAAATTGCAATAGATGAAAAAGTTTACGTTAAGCCTGAATGGAAAAACAAAACAGATTTATCCGACAAAGCAATTAAATGGTTTGAGAAAAGAGGATTAGACCAAAAAACAATTACTGATTGGAAAATTAGTGAAGGTGTTGAATGGATGCCACAAACTCAAAAAGATGAAAACACAATTCAGTTTAATTACTTTGATGAAAATGGAGAGTTAATTAATATCAAATATCGTGATGCAAGAAAGAATTTTAAATTGCACAAAGATGCAAAGTTAATCTTCTATGGTTTAAACCTATTTAAGTTTGATTTAAACGCTTTTTTAACTGAAGGTGAAGTTGATGCCTTATCAATGTATAAAAGTGGTTATAAAAACGTTTTAAGCGTTCCTAATGGCGCAAATATTTCAAATAACAATCTTCAGTATTTTGATTACATATCTGAAAGGTTTAATGAAACTCCAACTATTTATCTTTGTTTTGATAATGACAATGCAGGAAGGCAATTAACTGAAGAGTTTGCAACTCGTTTAGGAAAAGAGAAATGTAAACTGGTTACATTCAAAGATTGTAAAGATGCAAACGAATGTTTACAAAAGTTTGGAATTCAAGGAATAATTGAAAGCATACAGGATGCAAAAGATTATCCGTTGGAAGGTGTTTTTACCATTCAAGACATGGAAAACGAAATATTTGATTTGTACGAAAATGGTTTAGACAGAGGTGTTAATATTGGATTCGATAAATTTGATAGACTGCTAACTTTTGTAAAAGGTTACATTACTACAATTACAGGAATACCTGGTCATGGAAAATCGGACTTTGTAGATGAAATAGTAATTCGTTTAATGTTAGGTCATGGATGGAAAACAGCTTTTTTTTCACCTGAAAATAAACCAACTAAATTACATTTCAGTAAGTTAGCAAGAAAGATAATCGGTAAAAGTTGGGACTCTCAATACAGAAACAGAATGAATGATATTGAGGTTAAAATGGCAATGAAGTCAATGAATGAAAAAGTTTGGTTTATTAAGCCTGAAAAAGACTTTACATTGGAAAGTATTTTAGAACATATTAAAAATTTAAAAATACGTTTTGGTTTGGATGCTTTTGTAATTGATGCGTGGAATAAATTAGAACACAAATACAATCAATCGGAAACAAAGTACATAGGTGAAAGTTTAGAAAAATTATCTATATTTTGTGAGCAATATAATTTGCATTGTTTTTTGGTAGCACATCCACGAAAAATAAATAAGGATAAACAGACTGGAAAATATGAAATACCTAACCTTTATGATATTGCAGGGAGTTCAAACTTCTACAATAAAACAGACAATGGAATATCAGTTTACAGAACTTTTGAAAATAAAACATTTGTTTACGTTCAAAAGGTTAAATTTTCACATTGGGGAACGATTGGGCAATCGGAATATACTTATGATTTAAGTTCAGGAAGATATATTGAAGATGGCACATTCCATACTGCTGATAGTTGGGTAACTATTGAACAGGCAACAATGGAAGAGAATAAAGAATTTTTAAATGATAAAGAACCTTTTTAACATACGATAACTTAAAACCTTTAAAATGATGTTATGAATATAACGTATGGTGCTTTGCGAAGGCGGGGCTTTTAACCACTAAATTTAATTAGAAAGATGAATGATATTTTTAACGATAATGTTTCTTTGAAAACGGAAACCCCCGCTTTTGCAAAGCACGTGTTACCAGCAGTGCCTACTTCGGAGGTTTATTTGGAAGATTGTGTAAAGGCATTAAAACGCTTTAACGATAACCATTTTGATTTGGCAATAGTTGACCCGCCTTATGGATTGGGAAACAGATTAAGCGATGGAGGTGGTAAACTAAAAAATACCCCAATGGCTACGCTTTATAGAGAAAAGGATTGGGATATTTTGCCTACTGCTGAATACTGGCAAGAATTATTTAGAGTATCTAAAAATCAGGTAGTGTTTGGGGCAAATTATTTTCTTGAGTTTTTACCGAATACAAGAGGTTTTGTTTGTTGGGATAAAAAACAAGATATGCCAACGCTTTCAGCTTGTGAATTAGTTTGGACTTCACTTGATAAACCTGCTAAAATAATGAAGAAATCAAGTATGGATTTAGATAGGTTTCACCCAACACAAAAACCAATTTACGTTTATGAATGGATGTTAAAGTATTGTAAAACTCAAGAAAATGATTTGATTTTAGATACTCATTTAGGAAGTGGAAGCAGTAGGATTGCAGCGTATAAAGGCGGCTTCAACTTTGTGGGATTTGAAATAGACAAAGAATATTATAATAAACAAGAAAAGCGTTTTAATGACTTTAAATCACAATTACGGTTATTTTAGCACGTCCGCTGGCATTGCTGGTAACTTACATCTTAGCGAATATTTATAGCGACTTATTTAAAAACAAATAAATAAATATGAAAACACAAAACAACATGACATCACTAATTAGCCAAGCTGAATGGTGGGTAAAGAAAACACAGGTAAACCAAGTTCGTGGAACATTTGACTGGAAACTATACATGAAACTAATTGAAGCTAAAAGAAATGAAAATAAAAAAAACTGATATTCAATTTATTTTAATTGCAACTTTCTTATTAGTTTGTTTAATTTTGCATAAGTGATAGATGAACTCGTTAAAAACCGAATATACAAACAGATAACTAAAAATATCTGCCACAATCACTATCTTTGGGAGGATCTACATTTTGAAAGCGTTTTAATAATAATTGAAAAACAATTTGACTTAAGCGAAATTAGAAATCTTAAACACTTTTACTCTGCTGTATGCTGGAGAACATGGCACTCAAACAAGTTTAAAAAGAAATACTTTACATATTTTATTCAGTATGTAGATAATCTTAATGAAGTAATACAAAATGAATCACAAATTGACTATTCAACTTTAATAAACTTTCTTACATATTCACCACAAACAGAAAACGAGTTTTATGAGCAGAATCTTCTTAAACTTTACATCCAGCATGGAGGGGCAAAAAAGTTAAGCGATAAAACAAAGATACCTTACAGAACAGTTGCAAACGATATAAAACAAATTAAAGAGAAATTAAAACGACAGCACAATGATAAAAATTCTAATCAAGGCTAACATGGCTAACCTTAACGGGTTATCCTATCACAGGTTAATAGTTCCTTATTCAAAAGTATCTGACCTCACTAACTTTAAATGTGATGTATTAGAAGATTTGGATGTTTTGACTGATGAAATGATAAAAGGATATCAATATGTAGTTTATCAGCGTGAAATAGATGTGTACGGTAAATCAATAGAGAAAATAAAAAGGTTTCAAAAGTTAGGATGTAAAGTGATATTTGACATTGACGACTACTGGCATTTACCAACTTCACATGCTTTGTGTAAAGTTTACAAAGAATATCAAATAGTAAAGCAAACAGAAGATATTTTAAAGCATGTAGATATTGTAACTTGCACTACTCAAATACTTGCAGATAAAATAAAGCCATTTAATAAGAATGTTAAGGTATATCCTAACTGCTTAGACTTAACAGATCAACAATGGCAAAGTAAAAAAGAGCCTTCTGAATTTACACGTTTTGGTTATATAGCAGGTGTTCATCATGTTCAGGATGTTAAGATACTTCAAATACCAATTAGGAAAGCAAGGCAAATAAATAACGCTCAATTTGTTTTAGGAGGTTATACAGATAACGATCATTACAAGTATTATGAATCAGTAATGAAACAAGGCAACTATCTTAGAATAAATGCAATTAACGTTTATGAGTATGGTAAAGCCTATAACTTAACTGATGTTAGTTTAATTCCATTAATGAGTAACATATTCACGGAAGGCAAATCAGAAATTAAACTATTAGAAGCTGCTGCTCATAATAATGCTGCAATAGTTTCAGATGTAAAGCCTTATAACATATTTCCAAAAGATACTGCAATATTTATAGATAATTTAGATTATCATGGTTGGATAAAAGCAATCAAACAGTTAACTGAAAGCTCACAGATGCGCCAGGACTATGCAGAAAAATTAAAAGAATATACGAACATAAATTACAATTTAAACACATGGACAGAGAAACGCAAACAGGATTTAGTATTGGAATTGGCGTAACAACCACTCCAAACAGAAAAGAGTATGTTGATAGATGGCTATTGGAATTTGAAAAAGTAAAGCCTAAAAACTACCATTTACACATTCACGAAGATGTACACTTTAAAGGAGTTGCATATTCAAAGAATCAAAATTTAAAAACTTTGCAAGATTGCGATTACATTTTTCTATTTGACGACGATTGTTTTCCAATAAGACAAAACTGGACTGACTATTTTATTAATTCAAAACAACAGCATTTAATTTACCTAACTAAAATACATAATAAAATTATAATAAAAGACGATATAGAAATATATCAAGATTGTGGCGGTGTTTTTATGTTCCTAACTAAAGAGGTCTTAAACAAAGTAGGTTACATGAATCCTGAATACGGGCAGTATGGATTTGAACATGCAGGTTACTCAAATCGAATTTACAAAGCTGGTTTCACTTACGCACCATACCAACAACTATCAAGAACTAAAGAATATTTATTTGCTATGGATTATAACATTGAACACAAATCAAGTATTCCTGAATACAAAAAAGCAAAGTTGATAGAAGAAAATAGAAAAGTATTTATAAAGGAATTGCAAAGTGAAAAAATCTTTTATAACTTTGAAGAGATTACTACTTAATGAACGAACACATACTTTTTAAATTAACAACACGCTCAAGACCACTAAAGGCAAAGAAAGCAATTGAGAATATCATAATGAAATGTAACTCAATGAATTACACTATTTTAGTAAGTATTGATGAAGATGATGAAAGCATGTTTGGATTTAATTATCCTGATGACAATGTGTTTATTGTTCGTGGAACTTCAAAGAATAAAATTGATGCTATAAATCGTGACATGGATATTTTTGAAGGTTGGAAAATTTTAATCAATACTTCAGATGACATGCACTTTGAAATAAAAGGATTTGATGAAATTATAAGACAAGATTTTAAATGCAACTATGACCAGGTTCTACATTACTCGGATGGGTATCAAAGAGGTAATTTAATGACTATGAGTATAATGGGTAGTGATTACTACAATCGTTTTAATTACATTTACCATCCTGACTATGTATCTTTGTGGTGTGACATGGAAGCTACTGAAGTGGCAAAGATGTTAGGTAAATATGAATATAAAGGAGACCAAAAACTTTTATTTACTCATAGGCATCCTGCATGGGGATTAAGTGAATTTGATTCACAATACAAAAAGACTGAAGCACCTGAAGTAAACCAAAAAGATTACGAAACATATTTAAAAAGAAAAGCAAACTATTTTGATATACCTCAACACTTAATAATTTATCCTAATTGATACTTTCTATTTTAATACCTACTTTGCCTGAAAGAGTAGAAAAATTTAATAAATTATTCTTTGATATTAATTTTCAAATAGAGATGCAAAATGCTTTTGGAATAGTTGAGGTATTAATTGATGAAGCTCCAAAAGGTAAAAGCATTGGAGAAAAAAGAAATCAGTTATTAGAGAAAGCAAGTGGTGAGTATGTTTGTTTTATTGACGATGACGACAAACTATCAAACGACTATATTCGTTTAGTTTTAAAAGCATTACAAAGTAAACCTGACTGTTTATCTTTAAAGGGAGTTATTACTTTTGACGGACATGATCCCAAAATATTTGAACATTCAATTAGGTACTCGGAATACAGAACAACTGCAAATGTAATAACCTATGAACGTTATCCTAATCACTTGAACGTGATTAAAACAAGTATTGCAAAACAATTTAAGTTTCAAGAAATAAGTTTTGGCGAAGATACCGACTGGGCAACACAAATACATAAAAGTGGACTTTTAAAGAAAGAAGTACACATTGATGAAATACTTTATTATTATAAATTCGTTTCTAACAAATGAAATATATAAGTTACTCACTTTTCGGCTATGGTAAAACAGAACACAATTGCTTTGATTTTAGCTCCTATCTTCGTGGCATGTGGATTAATATTCGCCTTGCTCGTTGTTTGTATCCTGATTGGAACATTCATATTTGTGTTGATGAAAAGACTTACAACGAGTATGAAAGACTATTTAACCGATGGAAGGCATACAAAGTAAGATTTAGAGTATTACCTGAAGAACCATTGTGTAAAGCTATGCTATGGAGGTTATTGCCTATTTTTGAGCATAATGTTGAAAGAATACTTTGCAGAGATACTGATAGCCCATTAACATATAGAGAAGCCCAAATGGTAAAAGAATGGGAAAATACACCTAAAGTAGTACACGCTATTACAGATAGTATTTCTCATAATATACCTTTAATGGGTGGCATGATAGGACTGAGCCAACACTTTAGAGATAGGTTTCAAAGTTTAGAATCTGTTTTAGATAGCAGAGACTATTCAATAAAAGGAACAGACCAGGAAACATTGAACGCTAAAATTTATCCTATTTACGCTCAGCATGGAACTGAATCTATTATTCAGCATTACATATTAGGAATGCCAAATACTTTTTTAAGTGGTTACAGAAATACTTTTATTGATGAACCATTGGAAAATGTAAATGAAATATACAGGCAAACAAACGATACTTGCGGACATATTGGAGCTGCAGGTTATTATGAAGCACCTATAATTAAATTCTTAAAAGGATACGACCAATACAAAGACGAATATAAAGAAATGGAAAACGAATATAAATACATATTTTATTGGGCAAATGAATAAATACGTTGTAGTAAGTGCAAATGATAATCCTGATTATTATCAATACATTCCTTTTGTTTGCAAAGCATGGAATAACTTAGGTTGGAAAGTAATTTGTTTTTTAAGAGGTAATCCAAAAACATTTCAATCTATTTTTGATAATTACAATCACTTTTTCTTTTTAGAAGGTGAAAGTAAATATAGAGATGAAACACTTGTTCAAGTA